AAGCCTCTCTTTCCTTATTCAAATCTGTCATGTCATCACCCAATTAATGTAAATTTGAAATTCTTTAAGTTAATAGCAGTCATCTTGTTGCAGTGCTGACACTTGGTTCTTGCTCTTTTCTTTAGCTCCTCAAGGTCTTCACTAATCTGCTTTTTCTGCTCTGTAATCTTTGTTTGTTGTCGGGACCAATATTGCATAGTGTCTTTGATCCACATCACAGGATTTACTTTTGCTCCGCACTTCATGCATGTAAGTTCTAAAGCTTTAGTGTCAATCTCTACTTGTGCATGCTGACACTTACGCAGATTTGTTCTTGGGAAGGGCACTACGTTTTCTTCGACATTCAAGACGATGTGATCTTGAAAAGGGTAGTTCATATTCCCTCTGTATTCTTGATCTGTCATGCTGCTGTCTCCAAATACTTATCTGCCAAATCATGCATTAGTAGGTTTCCTGAACCTGACTCATACCAAATACCTAATTGGCCGTTTAATCTAAATCTCAAAAGTTCGTTTTGTTCTGTTCTGCTAAATACATCAGCACCTTGATCTACTAGCCAGTTAGAGAAATCCTCAAACTTCGATGGCAGAAGGGCTAGACGATTCTTATAACTTCGGTTGCTTCCATACCGACTTCGTAATATTTGCCAGTCGTTCATGCTGCCACCTTACTTAAATGCCAATTTTTTAGTTCTAATGAACTCAATGCCTTTGATATCAGTGATAGATTCACGAGCATTGAGTAGGGCGCGCTTATCTACTTCGACTGTAGTTTTTTCTCGTTTAAATTGAGCCGGAATTTCTTCCTCGTTTTTTACAACTACAGACCAAGGATTTTCTTTTACCTTGATTGAAAGAACTGGATCTTCAATTTCACTGACACCAAACTCAAGCATTTGATCTAGTAAAAGATCGTGAAGATATCCATATGTACTTTTAATACGTTTAGCTTTATCAGAAAGACGCTGTGCCTCAGTAGCTATCAGTTTTTCTTCCAACATCATTTGATGGACAAACTTTGCCACACGCTTTGACTTTTCTTTCCATTCGCCTTCTTTAGCAACCATGCCTTCCAGCAACAGTTGAACTTCTTCACTATCGGAACTTGCACCTTCAGCTAAAAGATCTTGAATTCGCTCAACCTGTTCAGCTAGGTCATATCCAATGTCATATAAAGTTGTCATAATAATCCTCCCCAGGATTGAGGGCTTTCATTAGCCCTCGATTCTTGACAATAATTAGAACGGTAGGTCGTCATCTAAATCAGAAGATTGATTACCTTGAGTTTGTGAATATTGACCATAGCCACCAGATTGTTGCGGTGCATTTTGCTGCGCACGTTGTGCATCACCCATGGCAATTAATCGATCAAGTGCTTTAGGCAGTAATTCGGGTGAAGTTTTACGCTCAAGAATTTCTTTAGCCATTAATTCACTATCTGCATTAAATGAAGCGAAGAAATTCATTTGATGGCGTTGCTGACCACTTCCATTTAAGTAATTTTCGCGCTGTAGCAAAACACCAATACGCTTATTGGTCATTTCAGGCGCAACTACACATGTTTGTTGTACTTTTTGTTTAAGATCAAAATCATATTTCTCTAATTTTTGATCCGTAGGTGTGAGGCTCTTAACACTCGCACAAGCCATAATCGCATTGATTTTATGTACACCTGAAAGTGCAGTACCATCAGCTTTGACAGTCCAAATAGTGAAGTTTGTATACTCCTTTGAATCAGACTCAAAGTTGATTTCAAAACCTTGTGTACCTTGTTTAGAGGTTACAAACTCCATTGATTTAATGACACCTACGTATTTGCCAGTAGTTTCAATACGTCCACCTGCATCCGCTTGTTTTGCTGATTCAGTATTCAAATTAAATGCTTGATAGTTACCCATGATTATTGCCTCTTATGCTGTTTCAGTAGTTGTTTGTGTTTCAGTTTTTGCTATTCCGTAGTAATCACAGATAGCTGTATCAACGGCCTCTAAATCGTTTTCAATATGATCAGACTCAAATAAGCCGATAGGGGATTTAACAGTGTTTAACCCGCTGTTTTTGGTATGAAAAATATATTGTTCGTTGATAACACCTGTTTGAAGACAAATTGTTACCATTCCCTCTAAAGTGATTTTTTCATCTAGCATTTTTCCAATAGTTTTGATCTTGGTTTTGCCAGATTCGGCCTCTTCTGTGTGGCTTAAAATGTAGACGCGCTTGTTGTCTGCAAGGTTTGAAGCTTCTGTGAATACATCCCAAGTTTTGCGCCCAATTTCAGTAAACTTGTTGAACCCAGTTTCAGTGCTTCTGCGCATATATTCATTTGCCATAACATATTGATAGTCATCAATAATGATGATTGGCTTAGATGTTTGCTGCATACGCTTAATAATCACTTCTGGGCTATCTGTCACATAAATAGAGCCACCATCTTTTGAAAGGTACTTCCATTCAGCAGAACGGAAAGGGAGGGGCTTTTTCACCACCTGAATCAACAAAACTTCATTTGGGTTTAAGTTACGAAGACTTGTTGATTTACCAGTGCCTGACTGGCCTAAAATTAATGTTGCAATACTCATTTTTCATTCCTCATTCGTCATTTGAGTTATGAATGGCCTATGGCGCATTCATAATCTTCTCCTAATTCTTTGGTGGTTCTGGTAGTGGCATCCAGTGCGAAATGATGTGTTTCGCATCTTCAACGCCATCGCAAAAAAATATTTTTTTCTGTGGTAACCACCAGCCAACTTCTATCAAAAGTGCGTAAGGACGTGGATACCAAAAACCTTTTTGCTGATCTTTAAGAAGGCATAAAATACTTGTTTCTTCTTGGAATTCTGGAAGCCTTTCATCAACACTAATCCACTCCATCACCCACCTCTCAACTATTCATCTGCCAATTCTTCGGCGTAGTATTTAAGCTGCTCGTTTAAGCTATGTACTTGTGCATCTGTAAGCTTGAAACGCAAGCCTATAGGTGATTCAATGCCGTCTTTATTAGTCACAACAGCATGAGTTTTTGTATCTACTACAAGCACTTCATATTCTTGGTCACGAGCGCAACAACTAAACTGATCAGTTACTTCACGAGTGTCATAAGTTGTTTCGGCTTTAATCTGGCAGTTAAGAACATTGCAGCCGTAAGTTAGATCGAAATAGACCGTCTCACCTTCGACTTGAATGTCAGTAGACATATCTAAGTAAGGGAAAGAAGGGCATAGCAACTCTGGTTTAATGGCTAACATATTCATGAGTTAGTACCTCTCAATGCTGCGTCAAATACTGCCTCTAAAGCGTCACGAGCTTTGGTGTAGTCTTCTTCGTTTTGGTAGCAATATTGATGTCTGCCTACGTTCAGAACAAAAGAAGTGTCATCTCTACCGCCAATCTTTGCTTTGTATGGAGCAGGGATTTCAAGCTCAACCTTGATGGTTTGGGGTTTGAGGCGAAATGAATAGCCGCCATCCTTTTCAAAGATTCCCAAAGTGGTATCTGATGTAATATCGATGAAATCACCGTTAGCCAACATAAACTGCACAGGATGACCTTCTAAATGCGCCTCCGCTGCTTCAAAGCGATTTAAATGGTCTGATGTGATGAACTTCTTAGCTTGCGCAACTAGTTCTGCCTCCGCACCGCTAATCAAGGCTGGGTCTTTTTTATCAACTAACTTCAATATATCCGGTGAACACCAACGGTTGTCACCGTTTACATCAATATGAATCTCATCATAAAGCTGTAATTCGATTACTTTTGCGATAGTGCCTTTTTTGAAAATTATTTCTGCGCCACTTCTAGTGTAAAAATCTTCAAGAAGCTCAACTTCGTCACCGATTTTGTAGTTATCCATGAGACTTACCCCGCATTCTTTGCAACGATAAGGGCAAGTACAATTGCGCCCATCAGGAATGGAGAGAACAAAGCAAATAACTTTGCCCAGTCTTTAATGTCTGCCATGTGCTGTGCAAATACAGATGGAACCTGCTCAGCCTTAGTCGGATGACGATGTAGAATTTGACTAGTTTGTGATTTTTGATTCATACTTATCTCCGCATTAGATGCAAACCGCCTAGACTTCGACCCCTATGGCGGTTTTTGTTTGTCGATGAGATAAATATCGCATTTCCGATATTATTAGTCAATAGGGAATCCGATATTTTTATAGAAATTCCGATTTTTTGTGTTTTAATAGACAAAAGAAAACCCACACAGGGTGGGTTAAGCGTTGCTAATTTTGTATTTTAAAAATCAAATTCTTCTTGTTTGGTAGTCTTATGCTCAATAACTTCCATAACCTCAAACTCTGTCTTAAGTTTTGTATGAGCTAAAAATTGGATGGTCTTTAGCTTAACCTTAAGTAAGTCGCCCTTACCAAAACGAAGCAATCCAGAATCAATCTTTTGCAGAAACACCTCATCAGTAATAGAAGCATTAATTGTTGAGCCGCCATTATTGAATCGCCACTTGTTTTTTTCCTTAAATGATATTGATTCAATTTGCAAAAAAGTTTCTGTGATGCTTTCGCTCAAATGATCATCAATGTCCTGAAATTTAAAATACTCAACTTCTTTTTTGTCAATAAATAGCTCAACATTTTCATCAAGCATTTCTTTTACAACATAAAATGAGTCAATCCCATCTTTGCTTAGTGGTTCTAGCATTTTTTCAATATCGGATGCAATCACCTTGCTTCGGTAAAGACGTAACGCTCTTTTATCAACTTCTAAATATTCAGTTTCAGTGTAAAAGACTTTTGCATGATCAACAGTTTCCTCTATCTTAACAGGAGGGTTGCCTTTCAGTTTTTTATAGATTTGAATTACACCAACAGTAGCACCCCCAAAAAAACCAACCAATCCCAAGATCCCACTTGCGTTTGCTAAGGCCGTTGCAGTAGGGCCAACTAATAGATCTTTGATTTGATTCACCCAAGATAGGTGCTCAACAAATTCTATTCCAAAACAACCTGTTTTAAAGTTTGCTTTGACATTTAATTGAATTTCAAGCTTATCCCCATTGATCTCTTTATTGGCATGAGTCAAGAGGTCACTTATAGCCATCATAGCAGGCGCAAGATCTCGAACATCCATTAGGTGTTCTTCTAATGCTTTGCCATCATAAACTACATGGAATTTCTCACTCATAGCATCATCATCAATCAGGTCTGTATTGGTTATTGTCATAGTCTAACAGTCTGTATTTTTAGTTTCATCATGTGTTTGACATTGGTTGTCGCACCACTTTGCCCGAACTGTTTTAAAGTACTGTGTCGGGTTCACAGCTTATTAATCTTTGGTGTTATTAATTTTCTGCCCAAGCTTTCCTTCTTTTACCAACTGCACGACCTGCTCATTAGTAAGCACAGGAATAAAGACTTTGTCGCCAATATCCTTAGAAAGAATCTTTACTTCTTCGGCTGTTAGCACCAAAGCTTCACCATGTTTCGCAGCATCATTGATGCGAGCAATGATTTGGTTGATTGGTAGTTTTGAATTGTCCATGTATCACCTAAAACCTTAATTTAACTTTTTCTAACACGCTTTGGGCGTGATCCACCTAGGGGCCTAAACGCATCAATAACCAAGCCTACCAGTTCCATACCATCTTCAAATTCAATAATATTCGGGTGAAAGTTAGGATTTAGGGCTTGCAGGTATTTGCGCTGATCGCTTTCAATTACAAGCTTTTTAAAGGTTGCATCTGTATTATTTCGAACAACAATTAGATCATCAGGAAGTAAATCACAAACCTGATAGTTTGGATTAACTAAAATATAGTCACCTTCTTCATATTTTGGGGAATTACTTACGCCAACAACTCTTAAATAAAAACATCCATCTGGATCATCTGCACTAAGGGGTGGCAACCATTCATTTATTTTATTGGGATCGATAGCTTCTACTGATGTCATTGTTCCTGCCTGCACCCAAGAAAGAACGGGAATTAGCTTTTTAGTTATAGGCTCAACGTTATTATCAAACTTACTGACAATGCCTTTTTTTAACTCTTCTGCGGTAACACCAAGTGCGGTAGCCAACTCAAGTATAGAGCCTGTCGATTTGGCATTCCCTGTTTCGAGATCAGAAATTACAGATTGTTTGACACCTGACTTCATAGCCAGTTCTTTTTGAGTCATTTTCTTAGCTTTGCGAATTGCTTTTAAGTTTTCGCCCAAAGTAGCCATAAATTTGTCCATTGTTACTTCTATCGGAATTCTGATACATATTTCAATCGGTTTGGCTATTGAATAAATATCGGAAAACCTATATATTTAATAAAAATTATCGGAGACCGCCCATGAATCAATGGCAGAAGATGATCTCTGAGTTAAGGGAAAAGGGTCTTACTCAGACATTTATAGCCGCAGAAATCGGGTGCTCACAGAATTACGTTAGTGATTTAGAGCGCGGGTTATGTGGGAAACGCCTTTCATATGATCTAGGAAGAAAACTAGAAAATTTATGGAAGGAATATTGTTCAGAACAATTAACCGCTTAGGAACTAAACCATGAGCAAAGTATCAAATGAATTGCCTGCAAGCGCTAGCAATAACGAATCGCTCATATTGCAAGCACTGAATGCAAGCAACCAAAGACACGTGGCAGAAATGATAAATGTGGATGCAAGCATCCTTTCACGGATGAAAACTGAAAAGAAATCAAATGGATGGACTGAGATTGAGTTTATTAGCTTTTTGTTGACAGCCGTTGGTTTGAAAGTTGTTCCGGAAAGTGATGTGTATTGCTCACCTGAAATTGCAGAAGCAACGCGAGTCTATTTAGCACATGCATTCACCTCACCTGAATACATGCGGATTTTATTCAAATAAAAAAGCCTGATTTCGTGGATCAGGCTTAGTGTTCAAACAAGGTGGATTAAATGAACCATTCAATATTAGCAGACATTGAACTAAATCGGAAGATTAGTTTGTTTCAAAAAGCGGTTGAGGCTTATGTGCTTAATCGAACTCTCGAAAACTCTATGGCATTGGCTAAAGCGAAAGCTGATTTAGCTGCATTTGTATTGAGAGGTGTTTGATGAACAACATTCACTTAACCAAATCACAAATTAATGAAATGGCAGTAGCTGCGTGTGAGTTCAATCCGCAAGTTTACTTTTTGTTGTATGACTTTGAAGTTGTCTATGTTGGCTCATCTGAGAATGTTCATCTTCGAATAAAAAATCATCTTAACTCTGACAAGCTTTTTGACAGCTATGCAGTTATTGATTGCTGTCCAGATCATGTATTGGCTGTTGAGTATTTTTATATTCAGAAATTTAAGCCGAAATACAATAAGAAGCTTAAGCCACGGAAGAGTGAGATTTATCAACCTTCAATTGTGGAGTTGGACTATGTCTAATTTTATTTCTAATGCATTCATGATGCCAAATGACCTTATTGATAAGGGTTATATGGCAAAAATGAAAGGTGCAGCTCTACCTTGTTATTTATTCATAGTGCGAAAAACACGTGGGTGGAATAAGTCAAACGATAACATCAGCATTTCACAGCTTGTTGAAGGTACGGGCTATAAAAAAGATGCAGTTCTAGGTGGTGTTGAACAGTTAATTACAATGGGTATTGTTGAGAAAATCTCTTTCCAAAATCGCCCATCAAAATACATCTTAACTGACAATATTATTGCTGTCGGAAATACCGATAGCGATAATTCCGCTGTCGGAAATACCGACACTGCTGTCGATATTTCAGATAGCAACTTGTCGGAAATACCGACACACAAAAACAATATAAAAACAACTAATACAAAAACAAATGTAATTAGTGATTCAAAGGCTAAATTTTCATTTGTTGAAGCACTTAAAAAACTTGGTGCAAATGATCAATTAATTAAAGACTGGTTAGCTGTTCGTAAGGCTAAAAAGGCATCTAACAACCAAACTAGTTTTAGCCGCTTTGAAAGCCAACTCTCTAAAGCGAATCTTGATATCAACACTGTATTAAGAATCTGCATTGAGCGTGACTGGAAAGGTTTCGATGCTTCATGGTTAGCAAACGTTAATCTTTCTGAATACCAAGAACAAACTCAACAAACTATCCCTGAACAACCAGCAACACAATTCAAAGGCGTTGCTAAGAAATTTAAGGGGATGGACCAATGATTGAATTATTTTCTATCCCTGTTGAGCAAAGCATTCTGTCTACGCTCATGACGATTGATCAAGCTGCTGATGAGTTTATCTCACAGATTGATGCGCAAGATTTCTTTGCATCACAACATCAAATCATTTTCGCTCACATCAAAAACCAATTGAGCAAGGGTGAATCATTTGATGAGGTGACTGTATTTGAATTGATCAAGGCGAATCCTCTAGAGATCAACCAGATTGACGAGCAGTTCATTGTTAACTTGATGAGCCGTGTAAGCAATGCAAGTTTGTTGGTTACTCACATCAAAAAGCTAAAAGATTTCTCTACTCGCAGAAAGCTTCAAGAGACTAGTAAGCTGATCAACTCAATTGCAAATGACTTGGTGACGCATACTGCGGAATCTGCTGTAAGCAAGGCTCAGGCATTAGTTCAAAACTTAGATTTTGGTGCTGGTGAGGAAAAGCTTAAACATGCTCATGAGTTTTCAAAAGAAGCTGTAAAAGAGTTCCTTGATCGCCACATGGCAATTCATAACCAAATGCCTTATGAGGGCGGTATCAAGACTGGCTTTACTGCTCTGGACAACAAACTAGGTGAAATCAGCAAAGGCGATCTAGTCATCATTGGTGCGCGTCCTTCAATGGGTAAAACAACGTTTGCTCAAAACATTGCAGCAGACATGATGATTAACCAGTCTTTACCAGTTCTGTTTATCTCAATCGAAATGAAGGGCAGACAGATTGCACAGCGTTTAATTAGTGGCATTGGTGGGGTAGAGCTACGCAAAGTATTAACAGGACATATTGATCCAAATAGCGACGATACACAGAAGGTGAATAACGCTGCTCTGGTACTTGAGAAAGCACCTTTGATGATTGACGACAACAACCGTGCAACTGTGGCAACTATCCGCAGATCAGCAAAGAAGGTCATTGCTAAATACGGGAAGCTTGGAGCGATCTTTGTTGATTACATTCAGAAAGTTACACCGCTCACTAAAAACAACTTTGGCCGATCAGACAAGGATATTGGTGAAATCTCAAATGAGCTTAAACGCATGGCAGGCGACTTTGATTGTCCTGTAATTGCCTTAGCCCAGCTTAACCGTAACTTAGAGAATCGCCCAAACAAACGCCCTGTTAATGCAGATCTAAAGGAATCAGGCGACTTAGAGCAAGATGCAGACATCATCATGTTTATTTATCGCGATGAAGTCTACAACAAGGATTCTAAAGAAGCAGGTACAGCAGAAATCATCATAGGTAAGGCTCGTAACGGCTCAATTGGCACAGTTCGATTAGCTACTGACTTGTCACGCGCAACTTTCGCTGACTTAAGCCCTGAGTATTACCAGTCTATGGAAGAGAGAGGTGCAGCGTGAAAACTTTAAATAGAACAAAGAAATTAAACTTTGATGACCAGCTTAGCTTACTCGTGTTTGGCTGTCATGCATCAGCGCCTTTCAGTGTCAAAGACGTGAAGGAATCAGTGTTTGATTTCAATCGAGGAACCATCTACAGCAATCTTCAAAAATTTGTTGAATGGAAATATTTCGAACGTGTTGGGAAAAATCATTACAAGGCAACTCAATACGCAAAAGACATCCTGAATGTTAAAGGGGAGCTGAAAGCATGATCGAATTTGTAGATTACACATCAATGATGAAGCTGCGCAGAGCGTACAACCTCGGTACTCGCAATAAAGAAACAAGAGCAGCAGCGAACCTATACGAGAAATTAAGAAAGCTGAAAATGCTAGACCAGCTTAAGCAGGAAGCCATTACTAAACGTTACAAGGAGGCGGTATGAGCATGATCGTATTTCCATTAAAGAAGGCGGAAAAGTTAGATCGACTTTGCTTGTGTATTAATTGCGGAAAGCTATTTGTTGATGCTGTTGATAGTAAAGACCTTGGCATTTGTTCACTTTCTTGTGGCTATGCATTCCGCGGAATTAGTTGGAGTGACTTCCTATGAAACCAGAACAGTTTATTCGTGAGTACGGGGTGGAGAAGGCGAGAGAGGTTGTTGAGGGGGCGCCTGATGGTCACAAAGGATACAACGGTGTTATTAACCAATACACAAGAGGGGTTTGGTTTAGTAGGGATGTGATGCTTTCTGACCTCAAGCGCCTTGTGGAGTCGGTTGATTTAGTAAATAGCTTAGGTGGAATAAAAGCAGCACGTTCAGAAGCTCATAAAGATTGTTTTGTATATAACCAGCCATTGCTAGCCGCTATTGCAGCATACGAATCAATATACGGAGGCGGTCAATGAATAGTATCTGGTTTACGTTGTTCTTCTGCTTATGTTGCTTTATTTGGGGTTTTGCATATTCGTATGGCAGTTGGATTGAGAAGGCAACGAATGGTCAACCTTTTGAAGCGAAAGGCAAGGTTTACAAAATCATTGAATTGGATGTTGTGGAAAAAGGAGCCAGCCATGAGTGAGTTTAAAGAATTTGAACGCGGTGACTGGGTTGTTTTTGATACTTCAAAGCCTTATTGCCGTTTGCTGCCACCTTGCTTGATGAAGTTTATTCAGATTGAAGACGGAGATACTGTAGTCGAATTACAAGGGCGATGGAGCTTAGTAAGTCTGGCTGCATTAAAACCTGCATCGGAAGATGACATTGAAGCAGGCCACCGCATTGACAATGACCTAGGCGACGACTCCCACATAGAAAACCGCATCAGCCCGCTGTGTAAATCAAAGGATGTTTGAGATGGATAAGTATAGAGAAGAGTTTGAGCAAAGCCCTAAAACCAAAGAATTACTTAGTGATTCTATCTATTTTGATGAAAAAGAAAACCGATACAAAGTCAATGCAGATGGTTGCTTGATATCAGTCGTTTTTCTTAATGGACGCTGGGAAGTTTGGCAGGAACAGCAAGCGAAAGTGGAGGAGCTGCAAAAGCGGGTGCAATTCCTTGAGCAAGAATTAGGTGCATGGAAAGGGAAATCTGTTGCAGCGATGATAAATGGCATGTGTAAACAATGTGGCAAAGAGCCATGGCAGGCAATATTTTCTGATAAAGAGGGCTATGCACTTCTACATTGCTTTGGTTGTGGTGCAAACAAATACGAATGGATAGGAGAGCAAGCGCTCAAGGGGGAAGGACAGTGAATAACGAAGAATTAGCCAAAATCGGAATGATGTTTATTCATTGGATTCAAGTTCATAGAGAATCTATCAATCGCTTTGAAGAGTTTCGGGATTGTTTTGTGCATGACCCTGATGAGCCAGTGCACACTAAAAAGGACTATGACAAAGCATGGGAAATTCAGAAGGAAGCTTCTGTATTGGGTAGTGAAGCGAAAAGACGCTATGAAACCTTGCTTGAAGAAGTTGATCTATATCTGGCGCGTGAAAGAACCGACGTTCTTGAGGCAGGTGACCAATGACCACATTCAAAGAGGCTCAAATCATCATCGGCATCGATCCTGACTTAGAAAAGTCGGGGGTAGCCATTCTTGGGAATGATCTTCAACTCAAAAATCTGACTTTTCCTGAAACTGTTGAGCTTTTCAGAAATGAACAGGACAGCATCAAAAAGGTTGTGATCGAAGCAGGCTGGGAGAACAAGAAAGCAAACTTCAGAGTAGGTGGTGGTCACTCAAGACAAGTGAATGAGCAGATTGCTAGACGTGTTGGGATGAACCATGCGACTGGCATCTTGTTGGCAGAAATAGCGCAGGCTTTGGGATTAGCAGTTTTACTGGTGAAGCCTACTAAATCAAAACTCAATGCAGAGCAGTTTAACAAGATTACTGGCTGGCAAGGGCGAACAAATCAAGAGCAGCGTGACGCAGGCATGTTGATCTGGGGAATGAACGGGAAGAAGGTGGCGTGATGGTCTTTTACGAAGTTGGGACATACGAACAACACGAAGAAGGTTTTCATGCTTTCTTTCGCACTCGATATGAAGATAAAGCTGAACAAGTCAAAGCATGGGCAGAGGAGTACCAAGCTAAGACACCTGAATGGCCTACAGGTGAGACTGATGAAAAGCAGATTCAATATATGGATCTGGTACGCAAGCTTGATGATGAATTTGCGGAATTGATCGGCAAGAAGTTCCCAATATCAAACTATTCAAAAGACTTGTACTCAATACTTATAAACAAAGCAGAATTAGACGATTAGGGTGACGGTATGAATGCGGCAGTAAATCACATTATGCAAACAACGGACTGGACTAAATACAGTCTAGAAGAATGGCTTTATCAATTTGGGGCTTGGATGTACTCAAATTCTGGAACTTGTGGGAAGAGCATAAACCCGATTGCTGTCGCTATGGATCAGGCTGCTAAGAAGCGTAAGCAAGAAGTGAAAGGCAAAGAGCAGATCATGGCAGATTGGCTTTGTTCTGATGATCCAGTTATCCCTAAAGGTCGTGGGCGTATAACATGTGAAATCACAGACAATGAAGCGCGTGCAGTTCAACGCCTTATCTTGGACATGCAAGGGCAGTCTGAAATCCTTGATGAGTGGCTTGATGCTGTAATCAAAAGATACTTCTATAACAACTCTTGGTCAGAAATGGTTGTAACTCAAATGAATCCAGTTGGAGATATGGTTGTTGTCTATTCTCAAAATGATGCTAGAGCAGATGTTAAATGTGGTTTAGCTGCAATTCACTGCCGTTATAGTTTTATTAAATACAAATAGGTATAGAACTTGACCTTGTACAAGGCATGTGGCATATTTATGTTAGAGTGGTGCGAAGTGTAAGTAAGGTATCACTAGATTAGTTGGTAGCCCTTGCAACATAGGCAAGAAGGCGAAACTAGATCAAAGCCTGTCATTAAGTTGATGGGCTTTTTGCTTTTATGCCCTACGAGCTTAGAACATTGGATTCCGATGTGCTGGACTGGATTTCTAGTCGATGCTTAAACGTAGGGCTATTTTTTTGGAGGTTCACATGCTCCGAAGAATTAAGCAGGTCTTTTGCATACATGTTTGGGAATATGAATCCGACATGTTCAATCAGAAAGAATGCAGAAAGTGTGGGAAGATTAAGTGTTTATAGCCCTGTCGTTTGACGGGGTTTTCTTTTTTACGCCATTCGTCTAATTGGATAAGACATCATAATTCTAGTGTGATTGATGCGGGTTCGAGTCCTGCATGGCGTGCCAATTCATCTAATAAGAACAAAGTAAATGTAGCTAAATGAGGTGTCACTTGAATCGAAAACAAAAGAAAGCAAAGCGATTGAAGGCTAAAGCTCATACACAGCAACAAGCACAGGTATACATGACACCTAAAGAAAAACAAGACATCTATGAGTGGAACACTGCTCACAATGAACTGCATGAAGAATTCATGGAAGGTTTTGAAGAGCCTCAGTTCATTAAGGGTTTTAAGGTCGGCATCTGGCTTGCATTCTGTGCTGCAATAATTTGGATATTCTGGCATTTCTTGGGGTGAACATGGACACAATCGAAGCGAAGAAGAATTTAGAAATCTATAAGCGTAATCTTAGCCGATTAGAAAACTATAACCATTTATTCAGCAGCCATACGTTTAAGACTGAATGCCAGCGTGAAGTAAATACTCTCAGAACCAGAATAGAGAATCTAGAAAATGCGTTCGACAAAGAGGCTAAACGAAATAAGAGCGTTACCATGCGTTAGATGTGGTTATCCTCACTCACAAGCGGCTCATTCTAATTTCAGTGAACATGGTAAAGGCAAGGGCATTAAAGCAGATGATAAATACACTATTCCGTTGTGCCATTCCTGCCATCAATGGTTTGACCAATATCGAGGGATGGGACTTGTAGAATCTAAAGAATGGTTCGACAAGATGTTAGAAAAAACAGAGCGCATGCTTAATCTTAAAGATGATGAGGTGTTTTGATGCTTATACAAATTAATAGCAAGATGGTAATTAAGACTGAAGAAGTAAAATTATTAAAGAAAGAAATTGTGGAAGGACCATGTAATCCTGAAGCATGGTTTGTCATGACAGTTGATAATGAGTGGTATCGTCTTACTGAATACTCATTAGAAGAATTTTTGTTATTAGTGAATAAAGAAGCTTAGTCACCTTTGGTTGCTTTTTAATTATGGCAAATCTGCCATTTTTATGTCGATAAGATAAACATGAAACTTGATTCATGTCGATAAAACATCAATTTTTAAAGGTGACTTATGCAAACATTCGTCATCAAAAACCATTCTGACATCAACTATGTAATTGGCTATCTCAATACTAATCATGCTAAAGCTGCGAACGAAGGGAAGCCTTTAGTTGTATTAATAGCACCACAAGAGAAAGATCGTTCAAAAGCTCAAAACCGTTTGTACTGGATGTGGCTTAACCAATGGGCCAAGAAGCAGGGAACGGATAAAGATTACGAGCATCTATTCTTCAAGAAGAACTTTTTAGCAAAAATCTATGATCGTGATGACGTTGGCCAATACAAGAAAACATTCAAGGCTGTTAAAGAATTAAAGGATTCTAAACATCCACTCTACCAAGATGTAGCAAATGGCCTTTGTGAGCTAATGAGCACTACAGACGCAAGCACAGCTCAATTCACAGAATACCTAAATGACATTCATGCATTCTGCAATAAACATGGGTGTTATTTGGAAACACCTGATGACCTTAAGTATGTGTTGGAATAGTTAAGCAGCTAAGATATATTGTTTTTTCTTTAATCATTACTAATAAAGGAAAAATAATGTTTGTTCAGCATAAATCCGAATACATTAATTTAAATCATGTGGTAAAAGTGAAAAAGGCTACATCAGAAAACAATAAATTTGCTAATAGAGATTTTTATAAGTTAGTTTTAACTTTAACCTCCAATGACATCCTAGATCTAGAGTTTAATTCTGAGGAAGAGCTAGATCGGTTCTTGGAAAAGTTGGAAATTGTGAAGTAGTTATGACCGCCCAAGTGGCGGTTTTTTAATGAGGTAAATATATGGCAGCTCCAATCGGTAATAGATTCTGGGAGCAGCGCAGCTCTCACGGTCGTAAACCGATCTTTGAAGATCCAGAACAACTATGGGAAGCTGCCTGTGAATACTTTGAATGGGTTACAGATAACCCACTAGAAGAGGCGAAGGCATTTGCATATGAGGGCGTTGTAACTGTTGAAGATTTGCCGAAGATGCGCGCAATGACCATTCAAGGTCTATGTTTCTTTCTTGATATCTCTGACGAAACTTGGGCAACTTACTGCTCTAAAGAAGGTTTTATTGGAATCTGTAGCGATATCAAAAGGGTTATCTTCACTCAAAAGTTTGAAGGTGCAAGTGCTGGATTGCTTAATGCTTCTATTGTTGCCCGTGAGCTTGGCTTAGCTGACAAACAAGAGAATAAGCTGACACTTGAAGTTCAGTCATTATCCGAGTTGATGGATGAAATAGGGAAGGATGCGTAACTATAAGGAGTAGCCATGCTGAATCCTGAGCATAAAGCGAAACTTAAAGACCAGTTATGGCGCTTAAATAATCTTTACTACATTACGAATAAAGAGGGTAAGCAAGTTAAGTTCAAGATGACACTTGAACAGCTTGAATACTTCGAAAACGAATGGACACGTAATATCATCTTAAAGGCACGTCAGTTAGGTTTTACCACTGAGATGTGCATGATTCAGTTAGATGCTGCATTGTTCATGTCTGATAAGTGTGCTTTGATTGCCCATACATTACATGATGCTAAGCGTCTATTCCGTGAAAAGGTTAAGTACGCTTACGATCGCTTGCCACACCTTATCAAAGCAGCCAATCCTTTAGAGATTCAAACTAAGGATGAGCTTGTATTTGTTAAAGGGGGTTCGATCACAGTATCAACCTCTTTCCGTGGTGGAACATTAGACCGATTACATGTGTCTGAGTTCGGTAAGATCTGTGCGAAGTTTCCAGATAAAGCCCGTGAGATTGTTACTGGTGCATTTGAAGCGGTCAGTCTTAAAGGACGAATCACACTTGAGAGTACCGCTGAAGGTAAAAGTGGTTACTTCTACGAATTCTGCCAATTAGCAGAAAAGTTATTACTACTCAGCAAAAAACTAAGCCCACTTGATTGGAAGTTCTTTTTCTTTTCTTGGTGGAAGAATGCTGATTATGAAATTGAACCAACTGAAGAACTCCCACAGCGCCTAGTTCAATACTTTGAAGAACTGGAAGTTAAGTACAAGATTAAAACAACGCCAAAGCAAAGGGCTTGGTATCACTCAAAAGAGAAAACTCTTGGCGAGGATATGAAGCGGGAATATCCAAGTATTCCTAGTGAAGCTTTTGCTCAGTCTGTTGAAGGTGCTTACTACAAGAACCAATTTAAATTCTTGTATGCCAATAAACGCATTGGTGTATTGCCTTCTAATGATCATTTACCTGTTATGACCTTCTGGGACTTAGGTGTCTCAGACTCAATGGTGATCTGGTTTATCCGGAAGTTATCGGACACTTGTTATCAAGTAATCGATTACTACGAAAACTCTGGAGAAGGTATGCGGCACTATTTCAAAGTGCTTAAAGACAAAGGCTACAAGTACAACAAGCATTACGCTCCACACGACATCAAAAACCGTTCTCTTATGAATGATGGTAAGTCTCGTTTAGACATTGCCAAAGAGGGTTATGTGCTTGATGACGGGGAGAAATACTCAGTCAACTTCGAAGTGGTGCCAAATATAACGGTGATGGATGGTATTGAGCAGGTTCGTGAGATTTTGCCTCTATGTGAATTTGATGAGTACAAATGTGCAGAAGGCATCACTCATCTTGAGAACTACCGAAAAGAGTGGAATGACAAGCTTGGATGTTGGAAAGACAACCCACTTCATGACATTCACTCACACGGTGCTGATGGCTTCCGTATGTTTGCTGTGGCTATGGGTAAAAAGGTTGTTGCAAAAACACTAGATATAGGAATGGTTTACTAATGCCAGTTAATACTGAACATCAAGCTTATGCAGACATGAAAAAGCGTTGGGAAACTATCGACGATGTCTGTGATGGTTCTGCCAAAGTGAAAAAACGTGGCGAACTTTATTTACCAAAACCCAATGTATCGTCTGACTTAACGCAGAATGATCAATATTATTTGGCTTACTTAACCCGTGCTGTGTTCTACGAGATTGCTAAAGACACATTAAACAAGATGGTGGGCGTGGTATTTGCTGAGGACCCAACGTTCGAACCAGATGGAATGGATTTTCTTAAATACGATGCAGATGGTACAGGTAAGTCAATTTACCAAGTTGCACAATCTGCCTTGCAAGGTCAGCTTAAACATGCACGTGGTGGTTTATTTGTTGATTATCCAACTACTAACGGCAATGTGTCTGTGCAGCAGGCAGAGAGCTTAGGCATTCGGCCAACGATCGTTTTTTATGAATCGTTGAGTATTATCAATTGGAGTCTAAAGCGAGTTGGTTCGGTCTATAAGCCTGAACTTATTGTCTTGCATGAGAAGACTACGGAAAAGGATCCAGAAGACGAATTCTCTAAGAAAGAAATTAATATTTATCGCGTACTTCGTCTTGATGCAAACAATGAATATAACGTTCAGGTTTATACAGATAAGTCAGGGGAGTTGCAGGGCGGTGATATTCTCTATCCAACAAATTCATTTAACCAAAGATGGAATGAAATCCCTTTTATTCCTTTGGGGTCTTTGGCTAATGATTGGAATATTGATCCTATCCCGTTAGAGCCAATCGTCACGATGAACCTAGCCCATTATCAGAATAGCGCAAGCTATGAAGAGATGGTTTTCATTTGTGGTCAAGCCCAACCAGTTATTAATGAACTTGAGGAAGGTTGGCGTGACTGGTTGCAGAAAAATGGAGTGCGGTTAGGTTCTAAGAATCCTTTAATGCTTCCGAAAGGTTCATCATTTGATTACAAGCAAGTAACTGAAAGCACCTTAGCGAAACAAGCTATGGATGCTAAAGAAAAGTACATGCAGGCGATGGGGGCGAAGATCCTTGAGACTGAACAAGTCAATAAGACTGCTACCCAATCAAATAATGAAAAGCTTGCCCAGTACAGTGTCCTTTCTTTGTGTGTAGCAAATACCAATGAGGCGATGGAATATGCGCTTAAATGGTGTGCGGCATACTATGGAAGTGGATCTAAGGCGAAACTCACCATTAAGCAAGACTTCGCCAAAGGCAAGATTGACCTTGATACGCTTAAATTCTATTGGGAAATGGTACTTGCTAATCGAATGAGTATGGAAACATTCCATGAGTTGCTTACAACTGGGAAAGTGCCAGAAATTAGCTTTGAAGATGAGCAAACACGTATCGAAAGCGAGTCAATTAATAGACCTATGGTGGTTTAAATCGCAGGAGTGACAAATGAACGTCCAGTTGTCACAACAAGCTCTACTTGATGCCCTGGTATCACATCAGGCTTATCTCTACCGGCTCTCTTCAACTGAAATCAATAATCTCCTAACACAATTTGATTCGCTCTCTAGTGAGATGCTTTCAAAGTTAAGAGATTTGTTAGATGACTTGAGTGATGCTGAAAAGACTGCATTGATGGCAGCGCAATACACAACACCTGCTTTGAAAGAAGTTAGAACATTGGTTCAGACTTGGCAGGCAAGTGTAGCGTCAGGATTGCTTGAGAGCTTCACTGTAAGCGCTACTGCATTAGCGGTGTATGAAGCTACATATCAGGCTAAAACCCTCGCTAATCGCAAAATAGAACCAAATGGAAAGACGCTATTCAACAAGGCAAAGAAAACGCCTTTAAGCGGTGGTGTGCTGCTTGATTACCTATTCGAGAAGATCGCAGACGATGCAAAAGTTCGGGTAGAGCAAACTATTCGAGATGGTCTATCTCGGGGTCAGACAAACCAGCAGATTGTTCAGCGAATTAAAGGCAAGAAGGCTCTTAATTACCAAGACGGTTTGCTTGATCAGAGTAGAAACCAGATTTCTACAATGGTACGAACTGCTCGAAGTCATGTGTCCAATGTTGCTCTGAATGAAACATATCAGATCATTGGTGTTGAATATGTAAAGTTCATCGCAACACTAGATAGCCGCACTTCTAAAATCTGCATGGGTTATTCAGACAAGGTTTATAAGAAAGATGAACCTCATCCTGTGCCACCACTTCACCCCAACTGTAGATCGATTCTAATTCCCGTCTCTGATGATTCAGGAAAAACAATTGGGATGCGTCCATTTAACAATAAAGTGAATGGTGAAGGTGAAATAGGCGTTGTTGATTCAAATACAACTTTCAAAGGTTGGTTTGATAAACAAGATGCAGCTTTTCAAAAGTCTTGGCTTGGGCCGACAAGATACAAACTATTCAAAGAGGGTAAGTATTCTCTAGATAAGTTTGTAGATCCGCTAACAGGTCAGCCATTCACACTTGCTGAACTCAAAAAGCTAGATGAAGAAATGTTTAAGAGGTTGGGATTATGAAAGTAATTAGTCGAGGTGTGCCGCCCGAGTTGCAGACCTATAGAGACTCATGTGGCAAGTGTTATTCAGTTATCGAATTTCAAAAGAATGAGTTGCGAGTCATGAGCGATAGAAACGAAACTATCTATGTGTTGAATTGCCCTGTATGTCGTAACGATATTTGGATTGCATCTCAAGCATTAAAGCCAGTTATTTATAGAAATATGTAAAACAACTTAATTCAAACCTTAGCACCTTCGGGTGCTTTTTTATTGCCCGCAGTTTGTGACTGCAAAACCGCTCAGGGAGCAAAACATGAAATACAAACTCGATAGCCTAGAGGGCTTATCAGATGAAATGAAAGCGCTTTACGAAGAAAAAGATGGCGCATTTTATTTAAAAGTTGAAGGTCTGCCGCAGCAAGATAATTCAGAACTGGATGGGCTGAAGAAGAAAGTTGAAGAGCTTCTTGGTGAAAAGAAATCTGCTCAACAAAAACAACGTGAAGCCGAAGAAAAGGCCCAAAAAGAAGCAGAAGAGGCAGCCCGCAAAAAAGGTGACGTTGCTGCAATTGAAGCATCTTGGAAAGCCAAGCTTGAGCAAGCAGAAGCAAAACATGCAGAAGCTACCAAAGCATTGCAAGACCAAGTCTACAAATTAACTGTCGGGCAAACAGCACAAGCATTAGCAAGTGAGCTTTCAATCAAAGGCTCGGAGGCAGTTTTGCTTCCACATATTACAAACCGTCTTCAAGTTGAAACTGATGAAAACGGTGAGGTCAAAGTACGTGTACTAGATTCGCAGGGCAAACCTAGTGCTTTAAGTATTGATGACCTCAAAAAAGAGTTCCGCGGCAATGTGGCATTCAAGCCATTAATTGTTGCTTCAAATGCGTCAGGAAGTGGGGCTTCTGGCGGTGGTTCGGGTGGTGGAGCTGCCAAGAAACCAAGTGAAATGACCACGCAAGAGCGCTTGGAATTCCAAAAGAATGACCCTCAAGGGTTCCAAGCAGCAGTAGCGAATGGTGACTTTAATAATTAATTATTGGGAGTAACTCCATGCCTTCTTTAGTAGAAGTATTTAACCGTGACGTAGTTTTATCTTATCTACGTCCAAATCCTGTGGCAGTTTCGCCACTCGTGCAGTCAGGTGCATTCGTATCTGATGAATCTTTACGTCCTTTGCTTACAAGTGGTTCATCAACATTCGTCGTTCCATACATTAACGGTGTGGATGGTAATGTTGAACAGAACTATGGCAACACCATTTTGACTGATATCGCAATGCCTCGCACGATTGATGCAGGTGAAATGCAAGGCCGCGTTGCTTATATGAACGAAGGCTTTCTTGAGTCTGTTCTTGGGCAGTATTTATCGAAAGTCAATTCACTTGAGCTTATTGGTGGAATGCTGAATAAGTATTGGCAACAAGCTGCCGAAAACCGTGCTCTAGCAACAGTAATTGGCTTGCGTAATTATGACCAGGCGAACGGCAAGCGATTCACTACTGACATCTCTGCTTCAACAGCAACAGATGCTTCACGTTGGTCAGTAGATGCCTACATTGATGCGGAAAGCACAATGAATGCTTCATTACGTGGACGTGGTGCGATGTTCGTGCATTCACGTATTGCTGCGAAGATGCGTAAACAGCAATTACTTGAACAAGTGACCACAAGTGATAACTTGCCACCAATCACCGTTTACAACGGGCGCGCAGTCATTGAAACAGATACCAATACGCAAATTGGCACAGGCGCAAACGCTAAGTTCATCACGATTCTTGCAGGTCCACGCGCATTTGCATATGACTCTGTTCCCGGTCCAAAAGATTTGAAGGTTGAAGAAACACAATCAACTGGTAACGGTGCTGGTCATGAAATCCTTTGGACGCGTCGCAACATGTTGATCCATCCGCAAGGTTTTAGCTTCATTGCACCTAAAGACACTTTAACTGGTGGTACAGAGCGTGAGTCTTTAAGCGCTTCTTGGGCTGATTTGCAGAAGGCAGCTAACTGGGAACTTGTAACCAAACCAGAAGACACCTCAATCCGCTTCCTAATTACTAACCTTTAAGGAGAGCAGTCATGGCTGAGAAGCAACCAGACTACAAATACCAATACCCAACTGACCGCCGATATGCTGATGACGCAACAGACACATTAGCAGCAGGCACAATGTTTGACCCTGCCAAAACAGCGGGTGATTATGGCATTAAGGACCCTGAAGTAGCAGTTCCTGTGCCAGAAGCACCGCTGAATGGTGGTGCATAACTAAAGCAGGGCGGCTTTCGGGCCGTCCTTCTTAATTAGATTTTTAGGATTAAGCTATGAACTATGTAACAGTCGAAAGTGTGACTCAAAAGCTAGGGCCTGACTGGTGGGGAACTGGTGATCCGGTTATTGCTGTGATGCAGGCTAATGCGTGGCTTAATGCTAGAAATTTACCAGACTATCCAGAAGGTGAAGTGCCAGATGCGATTCTTACGGCTGGCGCTTACTTAGCAAAACTGGCAGCAGCAGGGCAACTCTACACAACTAAAGAAGGCGTAGTAGCATCCAAAACAGTCTCTGCACAGTCTGGCACGTCTGTAAGCAAGACGTATGTTGCAGGCAAAGAAGAGTCAGTAAGTGGCGATATGCAATTTATCCTTGATCTGCTTGAGCCATTCTTTAGCGAGAAGTATCACATCAACACACATGTCATTACGGAGTAAGCCATGGGAATGCGTGATGAGATTCAGCAAGAACTTGGTGCTGCATTTGATGCTGAAGATGAGCTGGCAGATGCAGTAGAATCCTTTACCTGTACTCGCAAAATATTAACTAGTTCTAATCCCGCCGCTGGTGAAGATACTTACACTGAATATGTCTATAGCGGCAGAGGCGTCCTATTTGGCTCTTATTTAAAAGATTTGGTGAAGCCTATAGATTACCGCGCCACAGACTCTAAGGCCGTGCTACTGCAAAATGAAGTGAAGGATGCAGCAGGAACTTTAGTTAAGCCAGATGTTAATGACATTTGGGTGATTGAAGGTGGTAATTATCGGGTTGTGAGTTACGGAAAAGATCCAGCGGACGCAACATGGATTGCTCAATTGAGGAAAGTCTAATGATTAACTTAGATGATGGGAACTTAATAAGTCAGGCTGTAAACCAAGAGGGCGTTTATCACGCTGAGGTTCGCAAATCCACTAATGGCCCAAAGAAGGTGCTGTTAGATGGCGAAGAATGTAAGTATGTACTCTTTGCAGATACTAACAAAGGCTATCTTATTCGACATAAAACCACCATTGACGGTCGAGTGTTTACAGTAGGGAATGAACCAGTATTTGAGATACTGTTTGGTAAAGTTGAGGTGACTTTTAATGGGCTGGACAAGCAAACCGAGTGCCTTCACTAAAACGATTGAAGCCGACCTTACCAAAAAACAGAAAGATATTGTCATTGATGCCTTGCAGGGTGTAGTTCTTCAAAGCCCGGTTGATACAGGTGCTTTTAGAGCATCACACAGAGTTAGTATTAACCAGACTGACCAATCATTTAATGAAGCAGAGAAAGATAAAGGCGGTGGCTCAACCATTAGCAAAGGAACAAGCGCTTTATCCCGTCTAGTTCCTTATTCGGTTGTATACATCCAAACAAATGCGCCTTATGCAACCAAAATTGAATATGGCAACTTCACTGATAAGCCAGAAACACCAAAAACAACAGGTGGATACTCAAGACAAGCTCCTCAAGGTGTCTACGGCTTAACCTTTAACTATATTGCTCAGAAATACGGTGGTTAAAATGGCAATGACTTTAGATCAAGCACGACAAGCCATTATCACTAGAGCAATGGCATTCACTGGAATTGAGCAGACTAGAATTAAATATCCCAATAAAGACTTTACTGTACCAGTTGATGGGCTGTGGTGTGATATTAATGTGCTATGGGGCGATTCAATCATTGCAGCAATTGGTGATACACCATGCACAAGACGTACAGGCATTATTTCCATCAACTGCATGGCTCGTCTGAACACACATGAAGTCGCAATAACAAAGCTTGCAGATTCATGGTTGGCTCATTTGGAATATTACACAACTGGCCAACTAGAGATACTCCAAGGTCAAGTACAAAACCTCGGCAATAACGGGGACTTCATTCAGTACAACATTTCAATAAATTATCGCGTCAATTAACGAATTTAACTTTTAAACGAACCTGCCCTTAGCGGCAGGTTTTTTTATGCCTGAGTGTTTTATTTGCATTCTGCATTCAGGCTCAGCACAACTCTAAGGAGTAAAAATATGAATGCTATGTTAAAGCCGATTGAAATTGTGAAAGTTGAAGATGGCGAACCAATGACTAGCACTTTGCAAATTGCTTTAGGTTTAGGTATCCAACATGCAACGATTATTAAGTTAGTAAGAACTTATATGCCAGACTTTCAGGAATTTGGCTTGGTCAGATTTAAAATCCAACCAAGATTGGAAGGTCAGCACGGTGGTGGTGATGTTAAGTTTGTTCCTCTGAATGAGCAGCAAGCTACATTCTTAATGACATTGATGCGTAATAGTCCACGTGTAATTGAGTTCAAGAAAGCATTAGTCAAAGCATTCTTTGAAACCCGTGAATTTATCCGATCGCAAGACCAGAGTTACAACAACATCCATAATAAATTAACTTTGCAACTTGATCTTGAGAAGGCTGATGCCAGTCTCGCAGGTAGCATCCTTGGAAGTTATCGCAAGAGAAGAGACCTTCTTATGGCGGCAATAACTGAAGTAGAAACGTTGATGCAACCATGCTTATTTGAAAATGAGGGCATTTGAAAATGGAAAATAAAGAATGCAACTCTAAAGATCAATTGAAGAACCTTAAGAAAAAAGAGCTTATTGAACTACTTCAAGATTCACATAAAAGAGAGTTGACGCGGATATTTCAATATAATCTTGAGGCAATGCAAAGGGATATGGAGATCTTTGAACTTCAAATGAGAGTTTCTGAAAAAGATGGTGAAATTTCTAGACTTGAAAAAGATATTAAGCCAAATAACATCTGGTTGATAATGTCAATTGCCTTTGGATTTTTATTTTTTCTATCAATTCTTATTTCACTTTCAAAATTAACCTAAACATAAGTTTACCTATATCCAACGCCCTCAATTCGAGGGCTTTTTAATGCCCGAAAATTAAGGAGAAAACCATGTCGAGTGGTGCAAAGATCCGTCTTTACTATGCTGAAGAGCAAACCCCTGAAGTATTACCAACTACACCTGTTTGGAAAACCGTTCGTCGTGTGACTGATGGTTTAACTGAAAACGTTACTACTGAAGCATCAAGCAGTGTGGCTGATACCCGTTTCCGTCAAGGTAGTATGGCTACTGAAGCAGAAATTATTGGTTCGCTTGAAGTAGAGCTTTCAGTTGGTCTCTTCGATGACTTCTTGTCAGCAGTTGCAATGAATAACTGGGCAAGTGATGTTCTTAACTTTGGCGGCAATGTTCGAAAAACATTTACCTTTGTCAAAGTATATGAAGATAATAACCAAGTATTTATTTACCGTGGTGTACGCTTCAACGAATTTACAATGTCGATTGCCACTACTGGAAAAATCACAGCTACATTTGGCTTGATGGGTACTCTGTTTGAGCGCACAACTACAAACCCTGTAACTTCACCTTTACCAGTTCCAGATTTAGTCCTTGTTTCAGCGCTTAACGTTGGTGATCTTAAAGTTAATGGAGAAACTGTTGTCGGAACTGCTTGTATGCAGTCGCTTGAACTGACTATCAACAACAATATGGAAGCAATCCGTTGTATTGGTTCTAAAAAGCTCACTGCAACGACTTATCTAGAAAAGATTGTAGACGTAACTGTTAATACTCAATACATGTTCTCTGCGCAATCAGCAGCTTATATCGACTTCATCAAAACCCGTGACACCATGCCGTTAGAGTTCTCTATTGAAGATGATGCAGGCAATGGTTATGCCTTCCAGTTCCCACAATTAGAAGTGGCTGAAGCTAATCACCCTGATGGCGGTGGTGAAGACACCATCACAATCGACATCAACTACAACCATATTCGCGTATCACCGGTTATTACTCGTGTGATTGCACCAGTTACACCTTAATACTGATTCGGCAGCTTAATAGCTGCCTTCTTTTTTGGAGATATAACATGGCTCTTGAAGTCAATATTCAAAGAAATAAAGACGTCAGTTTGTGGCGCGAATACAAAGATACTGAAGGTAATGTACTCGCTGAGTTTAAGATCCGTGGCATTGGATATAAGCCTTACCAAGTCGCACTTGAACGAGCAAATAACCAGATCTCATCAAAAGGCTTTGACGTAGCAAAGGCAACAGCAGAAGATAAACTCTTTCATGAATTAGTTTTAGAAGCGGTAGCATCGCATTTAATTGAAGACTGGAAAGGAGTGGTTTTTGTTGAAGAAGATCCAGAAGGTGAATTGGTTAAAACTGAGCCTACATTCAATGGTGAAAATGCATTTAAGTTGCTAAACATGGGCGATTTGGGTGTTTCTATCTGGTCATTTATCCGTACTGAATCTGAAAAGATTCAAGCTGAAGCAAATCAGTATCGAGATGATGTTGTGGGAAAGTCACAACCCTCTACAACTACGCGAACAAATACGCGGGGCTCACGGACCACGAAAAAAAGCAAAGAGAAGCACTCGGCGTAAAGCTTCCTGATGCTCCTGACTATTCTTATGTAGCTAGTGCCATTCTGTCCGCATATAACACGATTGCACGATCCAGACGCTATGAACAAGGTGTTCCTCTGGCGTTAGATATCTCAGCAGTTAATGCATATGTTGAGCAATACGACCTGCCTGTTGAACGATACATCTTCAATGACTGTATCTTTACGTTGGATAACTTGTTTCTAGACGAGGCGCATAAGAAGGCAAATGAAAAACCAAAAGTTAAATAGTGTGTTTGCTGCTATTTAATTGACCAATAACAAAATATTAAACATACTACCCTGTATATTTAAAAGGTAAGCGACAGTTGAAGTCGCATTGATTTTAATAATATGGGGTAGTTGTGGATAATATAGAATTATTGCCTAGTGATGATGAAACTATGCTAACCGTTAATATAAAGAACAAAGCCCCCGTAGATCTGATTGACTTCGCTCAAAGTATGATTAGTTTAGGTGCTGAGTATTCTGACTATATTGCGGAGTCAAATAATCATTTGGTTTCTGATGAAATCAAACTTTATATTAAAGAAATCAGACCTGGTTCAATTATTACTGAGCTAGTAGCTCTTGCGCCTGCTCTTATGCCATTTGCTGAGCATGCAAATACAGTTATCGATTTCACTAGCCACATGAAAGCGTGTATTGATTTCTTAAAAGGGGTAGGTAATAAGCCTGATAATTTGGATAAGCAAACTTTAAATAGAGTTTCCAAATTTGTAGAGCCCATTGCAAAAGATAGTGGTTCAATTCTGCAAGTCGATGCTTCTAATAATACTGGAACAATTACGATTAATATTAACAGTTTGGAAGCTAACGCTATCCAAAATAAAGCATCAAAAGAAATTGAAAAGTTAAAAGAGCCAATCGTTGGTTTACATACGAAGGTTGTTCTCTATTGGACACAGACTCGTTCTGATAATAGAAAGGGCTATAAAGGTGTAATAGAAAGTATTTCAAATAAAGAGGTAAAAGTACTTTTTGATAATGACGAAATACAACATGAAATGATTCATGGAGAAGAACAAATATACGAAAAAGCCTATTTAGTTGATGTTCAGGTGGAGACTATGAAGGATCAGCCAGTGGCATATAAAATTATGAAATTCCATGAACCAATTGATTTGCCAGATGCAGATTAACCACCTCCGGGTGGTTTTTTATTACGCCATTAAAAGCACCTTAGGGTGCTGTTTACACATATCTAAATATTATTGTTATTACTAAGATATTCTTCAAAGGACTTCTCATCCAATTCTAATTTGCTATTTTCTATATTATCTAGCCTAGAGTTTCTCTCATTTTCTGACATATTTATAAACTTATCGACCACACCAGACATAAAAACTTCAAACTGTTCTTGAATAGAGCGATTATTTTTATGAGCTTCATATTCAAGAAACTCAACAATTTTTCTTGGAAACTCATTAAGGTTGTAGGTTATTGAAAAGTCACCATCAGGTTGTTCCTTGGCATCTCCACGTGTTTTTGGAATGAGGTTTGAAGAATCTACGCCTAGCGCATCTGCTATTTTGTAAAGGTTTGAATCTCTTGGGATGACATCAAGCTTCACCTCATAATCTGAAATTATTTTTCTGCTTAAGCCCGTTTTATCTGCAAGTTGTTGCTGAGAAAGACCTGCCTTTGATCTAAAAAATTTAAGACGAGCGCCGAAAGAATCTTTCATAAAAAATAAATCCAAGAATTGACAAGGTTTAAAACTTATCGTAACTTATCAATAGTTATCAAAAATAGAGAGGTTATGATAACAATGTACACATGTTCCTATGATGACGAATTGGCAGATATTGTCAAGGCTGCCGCAAAACGTGAAAACCGAACAAATCGAGGTCAATTCCATCACTATTTAAAATTAATTCTTCAACATGAAGGTCTACTGGAAATTCCAGACAATAAAAAAGCAGATTGCACTCGCCAAAGTAACCAATCTGCTTCTGTTTAACCCACACAAAGGAATTAAACCTATGACAAGTTTAGCACAAAACTTTTTAAACCCAAACAACAAGCCTTTAGTTATTGGTGAATTTACTATTCGTCAAGACGAAGAAGGTCGTTTTATGTTGGGTGATCTCCATAAAGCAAGTGGACACAACCAGAAGCACCAGCCAGCTTTCTTTTTGAGAAACCAACAAACTAAAGATTTAATTGCTGAAATCGAGGCATCTGCAAATTTGCAGACCCCTTCAGAGAACCACTCTGCAAATTTGCATAGTGCTGTAAAAGTAATCAATGGTGGTGACAACAGAGGAACATATGTTGTAAAGGAGCTAGTTTATGCCTATGCAATGTGGATTAGCCCTAAGTTTCATTTAATGGTGATTCGTGCCTATGATTCGCTTGTTATGGAATGGTTGCTTAATGGCAAGCAAACAATTTCACCTGAACAAGCAGGAGTTCTTTATAACATTGTTCATACAAGAGCGAATGGCAATAAAAACTTGATTGTTCAAATGTGGAGTCGTTTAAAGAACCATTTTAAATACTCAGCAAGTTATCGGGAATTAAGAGCTATTCATTTCGAAGACGCGAAGCATTATCTTGAGGTAATGGATCTAAAAGCTAAGCCAGAAAAACACGAAGATGATGATACTTTGGAAAAGTTGCAGTCATTTGTAGAAAATCTGGCTCACCGCTATCCGGCTTTACAGAACCCGGTGGCGCATGAAATTGCAGTGAAATTTAGTGAGATTCTTAAGCACCAAGATATGACTGACGAGCGATTGTTTTACTATGTTGCAATCAATAAAGGGAAGGTTGTTGTTTTGCCTCAAACTGTGCATCACACCAGTGTAGATATTGTTAAGTTGGCAGAAGCATTTGAGCCACTACAGAACTTCATGATGGGTTATGAAATACTTGCTCAAGCAAAATACTTCAAGAAACTTCCTTTAAAATCCATCCCACACTAAACCAAAACCTATGCTATAAATACCCTCATATTTGAGGGTATTTTTATGAAAAAGATTATTTTATTGGGGTTATTGCTTTGTTCAGTGGCTAGCGCGGAGGATCGGCTTGAAGAACTTGGGTCCTCTTTATCAAAAAAAATATATGTTTATGAGGACGAAAATGGCAGCACGTTGTTAACTGCTAAAGAGTCTAGTGATCAGCAACTACAAAAAGTTAAAACAATAAATATGGAAAACAACTTACTAGATTGGAAAATCAATTGCACCAAGGACCGGTTTAATGGGGTTAAATCATGCAGCTTAAATAAAGCCTATAGAGATGTAATGGTAACTATAATAGAGGGTAGATATGGGGTTTATATTGGTCGCAACCACTTCCCAAGATCATTGAGCGCAATAAAGATCGATGAAAATGCCCCAATCTCAGGGTATGAAGGAGTGAGCAAAACCCCATTGAAGGTAATTGAGCAGATGAAAAAAGGCAAGATAGCCTACACAAGATATAAGGAATGGCCTTATGAGTACAATAAGGATGGTGAAGTTGAGCTTGAAGGATTTGCTGAAAAGTTTGAAGAGATGAAGTTGGAATACAAAGGTTTGTAAATTAAGATGAATATGCAACCGCCTTAACAGGCGGTTTTTTTATTGCCCAAAGAAAAACCCCAATGTTGACGCATCGGGGTTTTTGCATTTCCACCAACCGACGAAAGTAAGAGGAAAAATAATTCTATATGGAGCATTTTAAACCAATAGTGGAGCTTATGAAAGTGTCTATTGAAAAATATGGGTTGTGGCAAACAATACTAGCCTTTTTAATATTGTTTTCTATACCAATTCTAATCTGGAAATTACCAGAAATCATCGCAGCAATTAAAGCATAAACCGACCCTAAATGAGGTCGGTTTTTTTGTCCAATTTTTATAGCTCGTTTTCGCGAGTATTTATTGCCTAGAGGAAAGTAAAAATGGCACAAGAATCACGTCTCGTCATTGTAATTGATGCTAAAAATGCAGAGCGTAATGCGCGGAATCTAGGCAATGAATTGGATAGCATTGAGCGTAAAGGTGACTTTGCCACCAAATCAATGGATGGGTTATCAGTAGCTACTCGGCAGCTAGCAGGGTACATGGCTGGTTTGGTTACAGTTGGGGCTGCAGTTTCAAAGATGGATACTTACACTGGCATCCAGAACCAACTGAAGCTTGTGACAGATGGACAAAACCAACTAAACACAGCAATGGATAATACCTTTGAGATTGCACAACGTTCGCGTTCATCATGGGAATCGACTGCTACTGTCTATCAAAAACTAGCAATGAATGCCAAAGATGTTGGGCTAGCCCAAGAGGATATTGGTCGATTAACAGAAACTATCTCTAAAGGTATTGCACTATCAGGAGCAACAGCAAACCAAGCTGATGCTGCCATTATGCAATTAGGTCAAGCTCTTGGTAGTGGTGCATTGCGAGGGGATGAATTCAACTCAGTAATGGAAAATGGCTATGGATTAATGCAGTTGATAGCAAAAGGGATGAATGTCCCTATTGGCCAACTTAAATCTATGGCAGAAAACGGAGAACTAACATCTGAGAAAGTCACAAAAGCTCTATTAAAAATGTCGGATGAAGCTGACAAGCAATTTGGCAAAACAGATGCAACAATTGGTCAATCACTGGGTTTGCTAAGCAATAGTTTAACTCAGTTTATTGGAGAAGCGGGTCGAAGCTCAGGTGCTGCACAAGTGCTTTCAGGTTCCATAGAAGGGCTTGCAAACAACTTTGAATTATTGGCAGATGGTGCTGTTGTTTTAGGAATTGGTGCAATCACCAAAGCGATAATCTCGAAAACAGTTGCAGTTCAAGCTGATCTTGTTGCTTCGGCTGCTCAAAAGGTTGCTGATCAAGCACAAAAACAGGATGCACTCATACTCACTACCTTAAAAGTAAATGAAGCTAAAGCACACCTTGCAAATGTTCAGGCGACTAATGCTGAGACGCAAGCCAAATTTGGGGCAACCGCTGCAAACGCACGATACAAACTTGCTTCAGATGCAGTAACTCAAGCAGTTATAGCTCAAACTGCGGCTCAAAATGCTTTAAATACAGCTACAAGTGTAGGTTCTAAAATTTTTGGTTTAGTAGGTGGTTGGGCAGGCGTTCTAACTATCGGTGTTACAGCATTAGCTGCTGGCTACATGTATATGCAAGACCGAACAGAAAAGGCCAACCAAAAACTTAAAGAGCAAGCAGAGGTGGCAAATCAATCAGCAGAAGAGTTACGTAAACTTCATGGTGTGGAAAAACAGTCAGCTATAAATGATATGACAGCTGCGTTAGAAGCCCAGAACAAGGCTTTACGTGATGCAGAATTAGCAGCAGGTGCGGCTTTAATTGATATTCAAAACTTTGCACAAGGAAATGTAGAGGTAACAAAAATATCCAATGAGGCTCGTCTTGGAACAATTAGCTACACAGAAGCTCTGAGAAGACTCAATGGCATGAGTATTCCGCCAGACCTCTATAATGCACTTAAAAAACAAGTTGAAGGGTATGATCAGGCATACTTTGCAGGCGTAAAGTTAGTAGATGGCTTAAAAGCTGTAGGTAGAGAAGCAAGACTTCAAGGTAATGCAGCACAAAACGCAGCTAATCAGAATAATATCCATGCGAACAGTTTGGATGGTGTTGCAGGTGCTGCAAATAATGCAACTAATGCACTAAGTGACTATCTAAAGAAATTACAGCAAAGTACTTTTAAGACAGAGCTTACAAACAAACTTATTGGAAATTATGGTTTTGATCCTGAAAGAGCAAAAGCCTTTGCTGAGGCATATGTTCAGAATGGCAATAAGATATCTGCGCAAGATGCAAAAATTATTGATCAGAATCTTGCCGCCAACCGAAAACTCCAAGTAAGTGAGGAGGCAGTTGCCCAAGCAAGACGTAATAGTGCGGCTGCTGCACGCAAGTCTAATTCTGAGTCAAGCAAAGCAAATCGAGAAGCCATAAAAGAGGCGAATGAAGCTAAAAGATTGTTTGAAGAACAAGCTAGATTACGTGATCAATTTGCAGATAGTTACGCTCCTAAATTGACACAAATTGAAAATGATTTACAGCGTGAGTTAGCTGAAATCCGAAAGGCAAACTTTGGAAATGAAGAGAAAGACTATATTGCAAAGGCAACGGCTCGTGCTGAATTAAACAAAGAATTGTATTTGCGTGAATTAACATATGAGATCAATCAATTTCACTGGAGTGAAGAGCAGAAACTCAAATACTCATATGAAACTAAGCAGATGCAAATTAAAGAAGGTACGGAATTAACGGATGATCTAAAGCAAATTCGTCTTAATGCACTTAAACAAGAGTACGATCAAGAAGTTGGGATGATTCAACTCGCTCAAGAGCAACGTCTTTTTCAGACTCAGCAAACATATATGCATGAAGTTGATGCAATGCGAGAAAGATATCGACTAGAGCGTGAAGAAATAAGTAAGACCGTTCGTGATCCTAAACAAAGGAGCAAATTATTAAACGCTTCTGCACGTGCTGAAGATAATGAGTTTGCAGATAAGAGAAAAGGAACATGGGACAATTATCGACGCATGCAGGGAGAAATGGATGGCACATCAGAATATGTAAATCTAGATATTGATTATGAAGGGCAAGCAAAGGTGCTTGAAGATGCAAGGAAATATGAACTTATCTCTGCTGATGAACATGAGGCTGCTCTCTTAAAAATCAAACAAGATTATAAAGACAAAAAATTAGCATTAGACCTTGCATATGGTCAGCAAGCTATTGGGTCTTTAACTTCAATGTTTGGGTCAATGTTTGGGGAGCAATCCAAAGCTTATAAAATCATGTTTGCAGCAGATAAAGCTTATGCAATAGCCGTTGCAGGTATTGAAATTCAAAAGGGAATTTCAAAAGCTATGGGCTTGGGTTTCCCTGCAAATATCCCTGTCTTGGCTCAAGTTGCAGCACAAGGTGCCACCATACTCAGTAATATTAGGGCAATTGCTGATGTCGGTTTCGCCACGGGCGGCTACACAGGCAACATGGGGCGAGGTGATGTTGCTGGTGTAGTTCATGGTCAGGAATATGTACTTAATGCCGCAGCTACAAAACGCGTTGGTGTTGATACGTTGAATGCCATTAACTCTGGACAATCTTTTGGTAGTTCTGGTGCCACTGTCCTAGAACCAATTGTGAATGTCTATGTCATGGAAGGTCAAACGGCTGACGTGACTAGAAATGATGATGGTTCATTAGATGTTCGCATTAGGCAGATTGCTGGCGAAGTTGCGGAGAAGGTTTTCCTACAGGGAATTCAAAACCCAAATAGCAGAATCAGCAAGGCATTCAAGCAAAACTACAATGCAACTCCTAGGCGTCAATAATTGGTAGCCACTTCGGTGGCTATTAAATTTATTCTTTGATAGATTCTAATCTTCTTGATTAAAATTTATGGGAAAGAAGAATGAGTAGAAATGATACTAATTTATTGATAAAAGCAATTTCAGAAAATGCACATCGAAATGAATCTTACCCAGATTTCTATGTAACAGTCGGGGTTGGTGGCAGCGTAATTACTGGCACTGCAATCAGTGAAGAAGAATTTTTCGAACTCGAAGAAAATTCACTCTGGAAGGAATTCTTTTATTCCCATATCAAAGAGCCAAGAGAAGAGATAATTAAAAAGTTAGATGATGGTGAGGAAATTAAATTTCCAGACTCACTTAAAGAACATTTTTTGTACCTTAAAGATGCAAAATATATTCAAAATTCAAAATTGTTCCCTGCTGCGGGCAGACCATTAAGTATTCAGATCCGTGTGTCTGATATCTCAACTTTAAGCCTTGTTGAATTTTGTCAGGGCAAGCCTGCTGATGAGTAAAGTACCTAATTAGAAGTACACATATAAGAGAAGAACTTTCAATGGCATTTAAGAAAAGCCGTTAGAAGTAGGACGTATAAGAGAGAACAAACGAAGAGCTGCCTAAGGGCGGCTTTTTCTATTTCTGAATGCGGAAAAACCGCAGGATGAACTAAAAAATTGAAGGATTTAAAATCCTGAAAAAGCAAAAACCCCAGTGTTGGCGCACTGAGGTTCTTTTAAATCAACTTAACCAGAGCAAGATTAAGGAGAAAAACAATCTATATGGAAGATTTTATCAAATTAATTTATTGGTGTCTAAAGGAAATGAATGAGATGAAAGCATGGCGCTTTGTTGCGATCCTTATCACTTTGATTATCTGTACATATCTTTGGAAAATGTAATGAAACTAAATATTTAAACCGACCCTAAATGAGGTCGGTTTTTTTATGAGGCAATTATGAACACATTAAAATATTGCTCAACACAAGAGGGTTACTCCGCTAGTTTGAAGAGTGGAGTAATCTCCCAAGAATTAGATGGAGGTGCACCACGTTACCGAAGAGCAGTGAAGAACGGGTATCACACTGTCAATGTTCAATGGAAAGTCTTTGATGTTGGGTTTCAATATCTTGATGCGTTTTACAATGTTTGGTGTGAGACTCCTGGGCGGAGGTTTTATGCTTCACTTCGCGTAAATGGTCCAGAGTTTAAGCCGTATGAATGCTACTTTGTTGAAGACAGTTTTCAACTATCAAGTATGCAAGGTCCAGTTTATACAGTTACTGCGCAATTGCGGGTTAAACCAATCGTAGATTCTGAATTGAATAAAAGCATTGTAGAAACTGGAAATGATGGAGAAGACTTGGCTTCATTATTTAATCCACTCGAAAAACTGGTAAATGACGATCTGCCAAGAGCGATGGAGGGTATTTAGATGCCTGACTATACATCCTTCTTTCTAAACTCAAGTAGCGGTGTTGTGCCATTAGAATGCGTTGAGATTTCTCATCCAGACTTTTCGGAACCATTCCGCTTTGTGAAAAACGATACTGATGGTGTGATAGTAAAGCATGAGTCGGCAGGCCCTGATATCTCTTATGATTATCAGGCTATGTCAATTCAACGATCTACAGTCACAAATGACCTTGATCAAAAGCTAAACCTAACAATTGCCGATGTAGATGATGAACTAATTAAATCGGTTGTTTCTGCACGTTTAGGCACTAATTGGAAAGTAAGACCTTCTGTTAGATGGCGGTTATATCGTGACGATGATTTAACAGCTCCTATGGTTTCATTGCAGACATTGGAGATTGCCACTTTATCGAAAGACAATTCAGGCAACTGCACTTTTGATGCTCAAGCACCGGAACTTAACAGCGTGAAGACTGGTGAAATCTATTCTCTAGAAAGGTTCCCATTGTTGCGGGGCATGATATGAACCTAGACCATCTCCATAATCGCGTTTGGACTAAAGACTATACCTGTAATGAATTTCTATGTGATGCATGGAAGGAAGTTACAGGGCGAGATCTTAAAAAGCGCCTAGAGCGATTTTTAAATGGAAAGGGTAGCTTCAAAAAGTTAAAGGAACCCATTTCCCCATGCATTGTATTTTTCACTAATGGCAAAAGAAGCTCAACACATGTCGGGCTTTTTTATTGCGACAAGGTTTTGCATTTAACGGGTCGTGGTGTGCAGTACGTGCCACTTGAAATTATTTCCATGAACTTTCGGGAAACGAGGTTTTATAAATGAGTTTGAAAAAAGTCATCATCGTTCCTGATGTTTATGATCGATCTACA